TTTAAGGGCATGGATAAACCGGCCAAGCTAAAGTCAATTCATAATGTTAGTATCGTGTGGATTGAAGAGTGCAGCGAACTAAAGTATGAAGGCTTTAAGGAGCTCATTGGCCGCTTAAGACATCCGTATTTATCATTACACATGATTCTGTCCACTAACCCGGTAGGCAAAAGCAATTGGACGTATCAGCATTTCTTTAAGACTGTCAATCTGGACGATGAACTGCTGTATGAGCAGCGAACAATCATAATAGGCAATACGTATTATCATCATTCTCTAGCTGATGATAATTTATTTTTGCCTCCGAGCTATATTGAGCAGCTTGAAGACTTGAAAACTTATGACCTTGATTTATATAGAATTGCCAGGAAAGGCCGCTTTGGTGTTAATGGCATTCTTGTCCTGCCTCAATTTGAGGTTAAACCGCATGCTGAAGTTATGGAAGCGGTAAATAACATCCCGCGAGACATGAAGCGTGTCGGCATGGATTTTGGTTTTGAGACTTCATACAATGCACTGATTCGGGTTGCTATAGATCATAATGAACGAATCCTATATATTTACTACGAGTACTATAAAAACCGCATGACAGACGACAAAACAGCCGTAGAGATTGCGGAATTCAAGAGGACTCAGGAACTTATCAGAGCCGACAGTGCAGAGCCTAAAACGATTCAGTATTATAAACAACAGGGGTTTAACATGAAAGCGGCTTTGAAGTTTCCAGGTAGCCGGATACAGTACACGAAGAAAGTTAAGCGGTTTAAAAAGATCATTTGCTCAGATGAGTGTAAGCATGTTGTTGGCGAACTGAAAGACTTGACCTATAAAGTTGATAAAGACGGCAATATTATTGAGGATGAATTTATAATCGATCCTCACACTTTCTCGGCTATATGGTACAGCTTAGACGGCTATGAAGTATCTGACCTTAAAGGCGGGTATGGATTTGTTAAAGTAAGGGGGTGATTTGATGTTAACAGACCTTTCGTTTCTCGAAATAAATTCAATATGGCCTCCCCAATCTGAACAAGATAGGTTGGATTTATATTGTAAAAATCAGATGCTGTTTGAAGGACAACATGCAGAAGTATATCAGGAACAATTCAAAAGGATTGAACGTGTGATAGGAAATTTCAACGAGGTTGTATCATACGTTTTTGTTGCGAACTTTCAAAAGCTAATTAGTTTAAAAGTTGCTGACCTGCTGCTTGGAGAACCACCAAAGATAACCTCTGGCGAGGACCCAAAAGGCGCAGAACAGCAGTTAATAAATGATATAATCGAACGCTCGGACTTACACAACACATCATACGAGGGTGCTATTGATGTTTCTCGCTTTGGTACTGGTCTATTGCATGTTTATGACGATGGTGGCGGCGCGATTGGAGTGATGCGGCCCAATATATGGTTTCCTGTGGTTGACCCAATGAACATTAAAAAAACACTCTATCATGTACTGGCTTGGATAATGGAGCAAGACGAAAATAACCGAGAAAAAACTCTACATGTCCAGATTCATAGTAAAGGCAGTATCGATCATCGGCAGTATCTTGTTAAAGATGGCAGAATTAAAGTGTTGATTGAAGGCCCGATAGTTGAGCAAACAGGACTTAGCGACTTCGCTATTAGGCCGATAAACAATATTGTTACATCTGATCGTGTGTGTGGCATTGATGATTATACCGACCTTGACAGTATTATTGCTGAAATATTAATCAGGTGTAGTCAGATTGCTAAGGTATTGGATAAGTTTAGCAATCCTTCTATGACGGGTCCGCAATCGGCACTTGAATATGACCAGTCGGCAGGGGTGTGGAAAGTAAAGGTCGGCAGCTTTTTTTTAAGGGAAAATAAAGAAGATGCGCCGGTCGAGTATATAACATGGGATGCTGACCTAAAGGCCAATTTTGAATTTATCGAAAAAGCTATAAACTTATTGCACAACATTTCTGAGGTTGGGGCATTGATATTTGCTGATCAATTGGCAAAAACAGGTGACATTACTGGGCCGGGCATGAAAAAGCTTATGATGCAGGCTTTGGCAAAAGTTAATAGAATAAGGCTTCGGTATGATCCTGCGCTAAAGAAAGCGTTGTCATTAGCAACTGAAATTGGCAGCAGGGTACGAATAGCGCCGCAGGATATTTCTATCACATGGCAAGACGGCTTACCCGAGGACACGCAAGAATTAATGCTAGAAGTATCAACGCTGTATGGTGCCGGACTTATGAGCCTTGAAACAGCGCTCAAGCGGTTGGGCTTCGAAGGGGATGCCCTGCAAGATGAAATGGCAAGGATTAAGGCTGAGAAGCAAGAGAGCATGATAAGTAATCCGGAGATTAAGCCAAGGATTAGCCTTGAGCCTAATAACGGGGCGGTGGCGTGATGGATTGTAAATGTGGGGGGCAACTAAAGAGAGTTGCTATTGATTGTTACCAGTGTGCACGGTGTGGGCTAAAATATAAAGCAGCAATCGCTGGGCTAGACCATGATTTAAAAAAAATTGCAAAAGCACTGAACAAAAAGACGATGAGATATCATGCCTAACAGACCCAAGTCCGAACAAGTAGCAATCATAGGTGAAAACGAAGCCCAACGCCTGGTTAATTTCTATACCGCTGCCGAGAATGAGATACTTGGCGAATTATACCGCGCCATGGCTAAAGGAAACTCAACTCAGATGTTAAATGCCATGCGTAAGAACGTACAGGCAATCCTTACTGAACTTCGCACTGGTAGCCGCCAGTGGTGCGAAACGGCGATTGCACAGGTTTATACAGATGGTGTTAACTGGGCCAATAAACAGGCTCAGCAGCGCGGGCAAGAGGTAATAATAGGATTCTCTAACATACACCAGCAGGCAGCGCAAGTCCTGGCAGAAGCCGCATATAACCGATTCGATGAGCAGGTAATTACCATTGGTCGCAGGGTTGATGATATTTACCGCAGGCTGGCGCTTGAGAATGTTCGCGGTAGTGTTGTTGGGTATAAGTCGTGGCAACAGGTGGCTAGGCAGTACAGGCTTGAGCTTGAGGATAATGGCATTACCGGGTTTAAGGACAAGGCTGGTAGGCGGTGGAACATGAAGTCATATACGAACATGACGGCGAGAACTACCACTATGGAGGCCCATTTAGAAGGTACTTGCAATAGGCTTTCTGAGTATGGCCGGGATTTAGTAAAAATATCAGACCACGCAAACGAATGCCCTAAGTGCCGCCCGTGGGAAAATAAAATTTTGTCAATTAGCGGAAAATCAACAGAGTATACAAGTCTTGCTGAAGCCCGATTAAAAGGACTTTTCCATGTAATGTGTAAACACGCTGCGGGACTTTGGGTACATGAACTTATAGACGAATAAGAAAAACACCCACCATAAAGGCAGGTGATAAAAATGTGGAGTAGATCAGATGGAGACATGATGGCATTTTGTATGCTGGCAGGTGTAATCTCTATTGCGTTGTTAGGACTAGCGACGATGGTCGGCGGTATGTATAGTTTGTATTGGGCGTATAACCACCTGACTATATTGATTCACTAACCTTTAACCTTCTTCTCTTTTGGCGGTTTCTCCACACTATCAACAATAATGCCGCGAATAATATCACTACAGTTAAATTCCATTGGTATCTTGCGTTTGCGAGACTCATAAAAGTGCGGCCCTTTCGGTATAAACCAGCGTCCTTTTTCCTGCCAGTACATAAGGCTCAAATGCTTGCACAGTCTTATCTTAGTGGGGATTCGCTGCTGCTGAAAGACTATGTACAGTCTGGTGTTTATACCTACATGGACTGATTGTTCATCATTGAGAGTTGTCCAGTTAATATCCAAATACATCACCTGTGGCAAATTTCGCCAGAGGTTTATTTTTATCCTGCATATGGGAGGTGAGAATAATGTATGATTCTGATAAAGAATATTTGTTTACTGAAGATGAATTAGTTGACCTTTGCCGCGAATGGCAGAAGATATTAAGACTTGAGCATTGGGACATTGCCTTGCATGTATCAAGAGCAAGAGACTTTGCCGTCGAAGGAAGATGCGGAGAATGCTCATGGGTATTATCCACTGCATTGGCTACGATAAAAGTTATTGACCCTGTTGATTATCCTAAATCGCCATTTAGGCAAGATATGGAACTAATACTGGTGCATGAGTTGCTGCATCTTCATATGTGCTCGTTTGATTTGACTAAGCAAGAATCATTGGAAGAAACGATGATGGAAAGAGCTATTGACCATATTGCTAAAGCATTGATGGCATTGAAAAGACAGGGAACCAAGCCGGTGAACAATATCAGCGTGATAAACACCTTTAGTGCCGAGCAGGCAAAAGAGGCAATGAACAAGATTGCTGCTTTTGGCGGTTTGGTAACATCTAAGACTCCGGCGATCGTTGGAGATTAAGGAGGTGATCCTCTTTATCTGAGACAGGTTAACAGCCTGCCAATTCAATATAGTAAACAATCCTGCGGCCTACCAGCCGCTTTTTCTATGCCTTTTCACTGGCTGCAGGCGATAAAGAACAGCTTGGCATATTACGGCTGACGAGCCTTAAACGGCGAGGTATAAATGAAAGAACAATGGAAACTTGGTGGACTTAACTTACAAATGTTTGCTGAAGGTGATCCCGACCCAAAGCCGGGTGACGGCGACCCGAATCCTAAACCGCCGGAGGGTGATCCGAACGCGAACGACCCGAATCCAAAGCCTGATAAAACCTTCTCGCAAAAAGAACTTGACGATATCCTAACCAAACGTTTGGCGCGTGAACGTAAGGCATGGGAAACAACTCAAGAGGAAGAGAAGAAGAAAGCGGCCATGACTGAAGCTGAGAAGCTTAAAGCCGAGAAGGAAGAAGCTGAAAGAAAATCAACTGAGGTTCTCAAAACCGCTAACCAGAGACTGATTAGGGCTGAAGTAAAATCTGCATGTGTTGAACTTGGTATTGTCGATGCTGATGCTGCCTTTCTGTTGATGGGCAAAGACGGTGTTGAAGTAACTGACGGCGGCGACATTACTGGTGTCAAAGAAGCGCTCAAGGCGTTGGCTGAAGCAAAGCCCTACCTTGTTAAGCAAGGTAATCAACCGCCAGGGCCCGGGCCGCTAAACCCAAACAATGCCAACAATAGTCCCAAAGACCAAAGCAAAATGACTGATGCCGAGTGGTACGAACAACGTAAGGCAACTAAAAAATAATTGGAGGATGATAAATAATGGCTAACACAATTTTAACTGTACAGGAAATCGCAAGAGAAGCGCTGTTCCGGCTCGAATCCAACATGGTAATGGCCGGGCTGGTATACCAAGACTATTCCGGTGACTTCCAAAAGAAAGGCGACACTATCCAGGTCAAGAAACCGGCTGTATTTATTGCTGATGACTTTACCAGCACTATTACGCCGCAGGCCATTACTGAAGACAAAGTATTGGTAACTCTCGACAAGATTGCTGACGTATCCGTTGAGATTACCAGCAAGGAAATGTCCCTCAATATTAATGACTTCGGCTTTCAGGTGCTAGACGGTGCCACGCTGGCTATCGCTGAGAAAATTGACGCTGAGTTGTGCGGTTTAGCAAAGGATATCCCTTACTGGCACGGTACTGCCGGGACAACTCCTAATACCCTTGCCCATATCGCCGGTGCCATGAAGGTGCTGAACGTAAACAAATGCCCTATGGCAAACCGCAGCTCTGTGTGGGATCCTGAAGCACAGGCCAGCTTGCTTGTGCTTGATGCTATTGCCGGTGCCGACAAGTCTGGATCTACCGATGCTCTGCGCCGGGCCAGCATGGGTGTGCTGATGAACTTCGACAACTATATGGACCAGAACATCAAGACCCATACCGCCGGCGGATACACTTCGCTTGCCGATGTCACGGCTACCGTAAATATCACTAACAATGCCAAAGATCCCGTTACTAATCGCAGCTACTCCGTGGCTGCTTTGACTTCGGCGGCTGGCGCTGCTACTACCAGCCTGCTTAAAGGAGACTTACTGACGATCGATGGCAAGCAATACACCGTACTTGCCAGCACTGCCAATGCTGTGTCTGGTGTAATCGCCAGCGTTAAGGTTGTGCCGGCGCTTGCTACCAATGTTACGGCCAAAGCTGTTGTATTCACTGACGTTACCGCACGGGCACACGTTGACAACTTGGCATTCCACCGCAATGCATTTGCGCTTGTTTCCCGACCTATGGAACCGCCTATGGGTGGCGCAACGTCTTACACTGCTGTTTCTCCTACCGGCTTGAGCCTGCGGGTTACTATGGGCTATACCATGGGCAGCAAGGTCAATACCATGTCGATTGACTACCTGTACGGACTGCGTTCAATTTACCCGGAACTTGCTTGCCGTGTACTTGGCTAATTAACAATGATAAGGCGGGGTTAACTCCTCGCCTTATTTAATATGTGAGGTGATTTTGTGATTTGTCCAAACTGCGGTATTGAAATATCGTCTGAAAAAGTTTACTGGATTCATGTAGATCAATGCGATCCAGTGCCGGAAGTTTCACCGGTGCCGGAAGAAACGGAAGTGCCTGAAGAACCTCAAAAAGAAATAAAACCAAAGAAAACCGCTAAACAGGAGTGATGTTATGGCCGTGGTTCTAACCGTTAATACCAACAGCTACGTTGATGTTGCCGCGGCTGACACATACTTTGCTGAACGCCTTTTCGCTGAGCCATGGGACGACGCAACAGACGATAATAAGGCCAAAGCCTTAATCATGGCGACAAAAACTATCGACCGCCAAATACTGCGCGGTCAGAAGTATAGCGCGGACCAGGCTTTGCAGTTTCCGCGGAGTTATCCAATTGATTTTAGCCTAATAAGGGCTAGTTGGTATCCGGGCAATGCGAACTGGGTGTCCGAATCCGATGTCCCCCAAGCCGTCATAGACGCCTGCTGTGAAGAAGCTTTAGCCCTGCTTGATCGTGGCAACTCTACCCGCCTGAAACTGCAAAAAGAAGGAGTAAAATCAGCGTCAGTCGGCAGCGCGTCAGAGAGTTATACCAACTCTGTATATGTAATGCTGAGCCCGGAGGCCCGGGACCTGATGCAAACATATGTAGGCAGTGTGATTGTAGCATGATTGACATGTATCTTAACCAAGAGGCTGTATGGCTATCTACTACAGGTTTAAATGAATACGGCGAGCCGATAACCGTTGAATCCACTATTAAATGCCGATTTGAGTACAATCGCAAACTGATACGCAACAAGCAGGGCGTGGAAGTAGTTAGTGAGGCCAAGGTATGGACGAAAGAAGCAATCGGCCCTGAAGACTCAATTTCATACGACAGCCGGGATTGGCCGGTTATGTCCGTTGCAAAGTGCGTTGACCTGGCAGGCGACTTTTCACATTTTGAGGTGAGGCTATGACGTGGAAGAATTGGCGTGGTGATCTTGCTAAGCAGATAGCGACAAAGGCAGGGCTTGCGGCATTAAGGGACGTAGGGGAAACGGTTCTAACTACAGGAATGAACACCGTTCCGTTGGCTCCCGATGGCGGCACTCTACGGCGGTCTGGTACTGTTACTGTAGGCGCATTACCGGACGGCGCAAGCGTCTATGCTGCTGCTGAAGGTGGACAGAACATGAAAGATGCCTTTAAGCTGCCCGTAGGCAATGAAAAGGCTGTCTATATATCATATTCGACCCCTTATGCCAGAAAGGTACATGAGCTACCATCTGAATCAAACTGGTCAGAGCCGGGCACAGGACCTAAATTCCTGGAAAACGCAGTCAACAAACAAAAGCCCAAAGCACCTGACTATGTAGAAAAGAAAGTCAGGGAAGCACTGAGAAGGGCAAGGTGATGCAATGCTGTTGCCTGATATCGCGAATAAGCTGCAAATCCTTGGGGTAGGCACAAAGGGCACTGATCTATTTATGGGCACCATGCCTGACACACCGGATAATCTTGTCGCTCTGTATGAATACCCGGGCGAGGGAAGAAGCCTTGCATGGAATAGCATAACGAGAGAAAGCCCTAATCTTCAAGCGTTAGTCAGAAACAAATCTTATGATGCAGGCAGGACAAAAATCGAGCAGATAGTCAATGCTCTGCATGGCCTGGCAAATGTAACACTGGGCACCACAAAATATCTGCTCATTAACTCAATACAAAGTCCTGGTTTATTACAGCGCGATAGTTCGAATCGCGCTATTTTTGTTGTCAATTTTTCAGTAAATAAGGAGGTTGGTTAAATGGCATATGCAGGACAACATGGTAAAGTTATGCTTGACACGACTGTAGTCGCTGACGTAACTAGCTGGACGGCTAATGTTGCGGCTGGCACCTATGATGCTTCGGCAATGGGTACTGGTGGTTGGCGGAAGTACGCTACCGGATTAAAAGAATGGTCGGGCAGCGTTTCAGCCAATAGCAATCTTGCTGTAGACGGTGGTCAAGACGAAGTACAAACAACTCTATATGAAAATACAACCGTGGCATTAAAACTATATCTTGACGCTACGCATTATCTTACCGGTAATGCATTGATCACCAGCATTGACTATGAAACGCCATCCGATGGGCTAGTTACCTTTAGCTTTGATTTCCAGGGTGACGGCGAACTTGAAGGACCTACAGTTACAACACCTTAAAGACTAGCCGGGGTTACTCCCGGCTTTTAAATTAAGCTAAAAAGTGGGGGTTAACAATGAAAACAAAGGTTATTACCATTAACGATAAACCATTCACTATCTGCGAAAAGCGAAATCGTGAAATCAACGAACTGGCTGAAAAGTACCGGGTTGAGTTTGCTACCATGGAACTTGGCGGGAACATCTCAAGTGGATTCGCTGGCATCACTGAATTTTTAAATACAAAATTGACTGAGCTCATCCCCGGCCTAACGCAAGAAGATATTGCCGATGGCTATCCTAGCGAAATCGCGGAGGCCGTTGACGCAATCATTGAATTAAACTTCCCTTTGTTCAAGCGCTTGGGCGGCCCGGTGATGATGCTTGCTCAGATGGCTACCCAAGCCAAGAAATAATCACTGCCTTTGCCCTGAAATTTCATTGGACACCGGATCAAACCAGGGACCTGTATCCCTCTGAAACTACTGCATTGATTGATCAATTAAATAAAAAGTACGAATCAGATAACTTTGTGCTGTTGCCATTAGAAGATGATAAAAAGCCATACCATGCCGATATCATTACTGTTAACGGCAAAGATGTGCTGCGGATACCTAAAAGTGATTTTGTGGCCTATGAAAAGCAGTGCCAGGTAGGTCAAATCATGTATTCGAATGTAGCGCCGCACAGCAAGAACGCCAAACTTGAAACCTATCTGCCTAAAAAGCCTTGGAAGCATATCGAAAGGAAATATAAACTCAAAAAAGCTGTGGAAGAATCGCAAAAACGGGCAAACGCAATAAAAAACCCGCCATAGTAAGCGGGTTCACTTGTTAAAAATTAGCCTTTTTAGCTTGGTCTTTTTCCCATGATTCTTTTTCTTTTTCCATTGCTTTTGATGTGAATTGCAGTATAGACTTATTGCTTACATAATTATAACTGATATAAATATCGGTTGTTTTATCGTTCCAACTATACGTATATCTGTTTAATTTCATGCCGTGTCCAAATTTTGCAATGAGCGATTCGTGTAGGTTTGTCCAATTATCATAGCCAGTAGTATCAATACTGACGCTATGCAATTTCCCGTGCCAAAATCTGTATGATATCCCGCCTAAACGAGCAAGCCCGATCATTTTTTCATCATTTTCTCTACCGTATATTTCCAATCCGTTATAGTCATAAAAATGCGTCATTGTTTCTTGAATATCGCTTAATGGTGTCCCCCATTTTAGACCACGGAAACCATCTGGCTCATTAGGGTACGCTAATGCCGTTGAAACCATTAACAGGCTCAGTATAATAGTTATTAATAATACCTTCCTCAACACAACCACTCCTTATAATATTTTTATTATTATATACCGTAAAAGATAGTATATTCCTGCAATTTGGAAAGTATGCGTGAAAAATTAAATAGCGACTTCCGATTATTTTTTTGGGGAACCTCTTGACTGATTATGTATGATGAGATATGATTATATATGAGAAGATAAGGAGGTGGGAAATGGACGAGAAACTACTGGATAAAAAAGAGCTTGCCGAATGGTTGGGGATTAGTATACCAACTATTGATAGATGGCGCAAAGACGGACTGCCATTTATTCAAACCGGCAAGCTCGTAAGATTCCAGAAAACAAAAGTCCAATCATGGCTAGATGAACGTAGCCATAACCAAAAGTAAAAGGAAGCCCGCATCAAGTTTGGCCACCTGACGGACTTCCTACCGCAAACTCCAGAAGGAGCTTACATGCCATAATTATAGCATGGTTTAGCTTCTATCTGCAAGTTTAGCACGGATAGGAGTATTTTTATGCGAAATTTTACGGATTCATTTAATGAATTTATCATGAGTCAAGTTTATAATGTTGGGACAGAGTCCGCAAAAGACCCTGAGCACATTGAATTAAGCGCAAAACAAAATAAGCTGTATCAACAATTAACGGAGCTATTACCGACTGATAAATACCACTTGCTTGACAAGTTTGCTAGCAATGAATCATTATTAGCTACTTTAGAGGCTGATTATAGTTATCGTCAGGGCATGAAAGATGGAATTGAAATGAAAAGCGTTTTAGGAATAACTAATTAACGATTGGAGGAAAAGAGTATGAGTAATTTAACAATCATAAATCAGGATGGCAAGTTTTTGGTTGACAGCCGACAAGTTGCTGAAATGGTGGATAAAGAGCATAAAAACATTCTCGCAGACATCCGAGGGTATAAATCAATATTGGAAAATTCAGGAGAGCTGAACTTTCAGCCTACCGATTTCTTTATCGAAAGCACCTATATGTCAGACCAAAATAAAATATTGCCTTGTTTCCTTATTACCCGTAAGGGGTGCGACATGGTAGCTAACAAAATGACTGGCGAGAAAGGTGTATTGTTCACAGCTGCTTACGTTACTAAATTTGAAGAAATGGAAAAACAAGGTGTAAAGCGTTTGCGAAGAATAAATCAACAATCCCGCGTTAAACCAGCCGTGAAAGATGCATTTGACGCTGCTGATTTTCTAACTGAAAGACTTGGAATTAAGCCGGGAATAGCTCAGGCCGCTTGTCTTAGGGCTGTAGAAAAGAACTGCGGTCTTGATTTAACTGAAATTGCAAAATGTTTACCACCGGCTGAACATGATACAGGATTTTTAAACCCAACTGAAATTGGTAAGCGGATTGGATTATCGGCAGTTAAAACTAATCAATTGCTGGCAACTAAAAGTATGCAGGTAAGGATAGATGACGAATGGCGGTTAACCGATGCCGGTAAGCAATACGGCGAAGAAATGCCATATGTAAAGAACGGCCATTCCGGGTATCAGATTCGATGGAACGAAAAAGTAGTTGATGTATTGAAAGATTTAGCTAGTTAATAAGGCTGAGTTTGTCCAAGAGAGGCTAACAACCTCTCTTTTCTTATGCGCAAAAAAGGAGGTGAAATATGCAAGTAGGTGAATTATTTGCCCGGTTAGCATTGGAAGATGGCGATTTTAACCGTGGCATGGATCAGGCCAAAAGAAAAGGCGAGCAGACGGCCAGTGCAATTAGTACTGGCTTTAAAAGTGCCCTAAACATAACTTCCGGCATGGTCATATTCGAAGCGATCAGCGCCGGGTTCAACCTCGTTAAAGATGCAATCTCCGGTACCGTTGGCGCTTCTTATCAGTTTGCCAAGTCAATGGAAGTCAATAACCTTGGCATGGCTGGGATACTTACATCCATGACGCAGGTAGAAGGTCGTAGTACATCATGGGCAGAGGCCCTTGCCGTATCTGCTGATATCATGTCCAAGCTCAATGACGAGGCTCTCAGGACGGCTGCAACGTCACAAGAACTAGTCACAGCATACCGTGCCATCCTTGGACCGGGATTAGCCGCCAAAATGACCATGGAAGATATTTTAAAACTGACTGTTGTTGGTACAAATGCTGTTAAATCCTTGGGCCTCGATGGTGTGCAGGTTGTGCAGGAGTTACGTGACTTAGTGCAAGGCGGTATTACCTCTGCCAGCACGTTGGCCCGGGCCCTGCAAATTACTGATAAGGATATCACGAAGCATAAAGAACTTGGCGATCTATATCAGTTCCTCATGGAGCGGTTAAAAGGCTTTGAAAAGTCATCAGAGGCTTTTTCTGATACGCTGGCAGGCTCTTTCGAGCAAGTTGGGGAAGCAATTAGCCGTATCGGCGCTGAAGGTATGTCACCTATTTGGACGGCTTTAAAGATGCCGCTAAAGATATTGCCAGCGAATTAATTACCGTCAACCAGGAAACCGGAAAGATGGAAATCAATCCGAATATGGTAGCTACTTTAAAAGAGGCTTCAATCAGTGTGGCTACTATGATTGGTGATGTAAAGGAATTGGCAGCAACCGGACTGAATGGCCTTATTTCATCGTTTAACTTTTTGAAAGAAAACATCACTGGACTATCTTCTGTTGTTGTTGGGTTAACCGCAACGTGGGCAACTTACAAAACGGGAATCATAGCGGCTGAGCTAGTGACTTGGGCGATGGCTGCGGCTACCGCCTGGAATACTGGCGCTGTGGCATTGGCTACCGTTGGAACAAGCGCCTTTACCGTGGCTAACTGGGCTGCTGTGGCAAGTATAGCGGCAAACATTTTAGTGACAGAAGGGTTAACCGCTGCTGTAGCTGCGCTGACACTAGCCATGAACTTAAACCCTGTAATATTAATAGTGACGGCTGTTGCTGTTGCGATTGGTGCACTAGCAGGCGCTACGTATTATGTTTATCAAAATTGGAGTAGCTTCAAATCTGATGCTGTTTCTCTGTGGAATGGCATCGTTGATTTTATAGCAGATAATATTTCTCTCATCATTGCGGCGTTTGGACCTCTGGGAATTGCCCTTTATGCCGTAGCGGTCAATTGGGAATCTATTGTTGATGCTATAAAAGGGATATGGTCTGATTTTACGGACTGGTTAGATCCCAAGACGGCGACTATAGTAAGGATTATTGACAGCGTATCCATTGCATGGCCTAGATTCATTGACGCTGCTGAAAAGGGCTGCGCCGGGTTCATGAACGCGCTTGGGGACTTGGCAGATAGGTTTGCGCCTGATTGGGCTAAATCCCTATATACTACAATTGTCGGTGTAGCTAATGCTTTGTATTCCAAAACTGTTGAAATGGGAAATAAGATACGTGCTGCCTTAAGCATAAAAAGTAATAGCGGTTATGATGCCGATGCAGTTGCCCAAGCTCAAGCCGATGAAACTAATGGGATGGGTATTGCTGGCGGTAAATCTTCTAACAAGTGGAAGCCTATAGGCCAAGCCGTTCCTGTTGTTACCGCAACTCCGGTTGATCCTACCGGTAAGAAAACCAAAGGCAGCAAAGGTGCTGCCGAACGCACGGAAGATGCTAAGCGAGCCTATGAAATAGCCCAGGAAGAAGCGACAACCAAACTCATAGTCGATGAAGTAAAGCGCCAGCAAGATGTCCTAGAGCGCGAACGCAGTCAGGGGCTTGGCGCTGTTAAAGACTACTGGTTAAAAAAAGTTGCTATTGATACTGCCGGACTAAATGCTATCCGCGCATATTGGGATAAACGCATTGACCTTGAAGCTAAAGGTATCGAGCGTGAAATTGAAGGTCTGCAAAAGGAAAAGGCTGTACTGGAAACCAGCCTGGCGAGTGAAACCGATCAGGATGATATTTACAAGCTGAGAACCAAGCTGTTGGAGGTTACTACTAAACTGACCATTAAGGAACGCGAGTGGGCCGATGCTGTAGAGCGAAATCACCAGCAGATGTTGGAGGATACCCGTGACTTTGTACAGGTGTATGCCTCTCTGATTGACGACGTTCAAAGGTCAATGAGAGACATGAGCAAAAGCAATAGTCAGTTTAATCTAACCGGATCAGCAAAGGGATTTGCCGACATCGAAAACAACGAGCAAGATAGGCTTAAAGCTGTTGACGAGTTGGTGAAAAAATATGAACTTGGATTAGCTCAGATAAACGGCAACTTCAAAACGGCACTTAATCCCATTGATACTGAAAAGTATGTTGCTGAGCAAACCAGCTTAATTCACAAGCAGACCATGGAAGAAAAAATAAAATATATTCAATCGGGGCAAGCCATTGAAGATCAATTGACTGCTGATTACAATAACCGCGATTTACAGGCTTACAAAGAACATCTGAACGCGAAAACAGCCGCTATGTTAGCCCAAATACAGGGCGAACAAGCGCTAATGGACAGCTATAGAAAGATGTCGATCGAGGCCAATAAAACAGATACCGAGATATACGCTGGCGCAATTGATGAAGCTTTTGGTTCCCTTACTGATAATTTTATGGATGCAATTAAAGGTGCTCAAAGCTTTGGCGATGCAGTTAAAAATGTACTCCTTGACATTGGTAATTACTTATTAAAAATGCAGTTGCAGAAGATGTTCGCTTCATTATTAACACCTTTGTCGGGTGGATTAACGGGCGGCGCTGGCGCAGCAAGTGGATTCCAGTATGAGATCAACATGCCAACATTAAAAGATTTGCCACAATATGATAAAGGTGGAAACTTTAACGGTGGTATGGCTATTATTAATGAAAGGGGTCCGGAGCTAATTGATTTTGGCAGAAGTTCTGGTCATGTTTATACCGCGCAACAAACCCGTGAAATGT